CATGGTGCCGATCTGGCCGGCCGCGACGTTGAAGAGATCGGCCCAGCCGGTGGCGGAGACGATCCAGCAGGTCTGCGGCACGAACGGATCGACCATCCCGATCACCGTGGCCAGGTTGGCCGCTGTCGTCCGGGCGTTCGCCGCCACCGTCACCTTCTGGCCCGACGCGACGCCGGCGTACAGGCCGCCGATCGACACGTCGGAATCGCCGGAGAGCCAGGTCGAGTCGATTTTCTTCGCGTACGCGAGGCCGAACCGCTCGGCCACCAGGGCCGCCACGTCGATCGGCGAGTCGTCGAGCAGGCTGTTGGAGACGGGCATCGAGACGCGCATCTCGAGCACGTTGACCGTGGTGCCGCTGGTGCTCACCGTCTGGTCGGTGCTGGCCACGCCCTCCGCGACGAACGACGCCGTGGAGTCGCCCACCTTCGGCAGCGTCAGGCGGTTGGTGGTCGCCGGGAAGACGCTGGCGAGCTGCATGCCCACCGAGGAATACTTGATCCGATTGATGACGGCCCCGTAGAGCTCGATGGGCACGTACTCGGCTCCGGCCGTGTTGTAGGCGCCGCTGTTCACGGTGCCGACGGTCTCGCCGAGGCCGATCGAGGCCCGGTACTGCCGGCCGTCGCGGAGGCCGCGGAGGTACTCGCCGGCGACGCGGGCCGCCTTGGGCGACTTGAAGTCCCGCAGGCTGGAGACGTGCGGCTCGTCGCGGTCCTCCACCACCTCGACCTTCGAGCGGGGCTCGCTGTCGGCGGTGATCTTCTGCCGGGCCGATGCCAGCTTGGCCTCGATCGCCACCTCGCGGTCGACGATCGACTCGAGCTCGGCCGCCCGCTTCAGGTGACGGTCGAGCGCCTCCTGCGCGGCCCCGTCCGTGTCGGTGGCCACGTCGACGGCGCGGAGCGCCTCGATCTCGGGAAGCAGCTTGGCGATCTCGTCCTGGGCGAGTCGGAGGCGGTTGGCGTTGGCCATGGCGTTGGCGATCCTCGTGGGGATGGTTCGTGTCGTGGTCGACGCACGCACTGTCTCTGACTACGCGTCGGCGTGGAACTCGCTCTGCTCTACGGTAGAACTTTTGCCGGCTTGCACCGGCCGGTCGGGCACGCACCGCATGGGCACCGCACCCAGCCGCCGTCGGAGCGGTAGATGCGGCCGGTGCCGCGGCAGTCGCCGCAGAACTGCTTCGCTGGTGCGGGCGTCGCCTCGGGCTCGCGTCGCGGAGCCGGGGGCGGCGGCGGCTCGACCGCAAACGCGGCGTAGGCCACCGCGACCGCGCCCGCGCACCGCGCCCGCTCGGCGGCGAGCGTGGCTGGGTCGTGGGCAGCCCACGCGAGAACGTAGAGGAGCCAGTGCCAGAGGCTGTGCATCACCACACCTCATTCCGGAGCATCTGGTGCCCGTCCGACCCGATCGCCGCATGGCTGATTTGAACCTCGTCCGCGTCGGCCGGCGCGGGCTCAAGGAACACGGCGGCCGACAGCCCGAGCCGGGCCGCGATCACGGCGACCTTCCCTAGGAACCGCAGCACCGGCCGATCGGGCCGCGGCGGCGTCGGGCGAAGCGGGGACGACGGATCGGTGGCGAGCCACCACGTTGCGGCCACCATGACGACGGCGGCGATGACGAGTTTCTTGTGGGTGTCGGTCATTTTTTCCAGAAAGTGGGAAACGGTCACGATACGGCCTCCATAGGTACGAGACGCAGCGGCGCCGGGCGCTGCTGCCACTCTTTTTTCACCGTCGCTCGTCCCGAGTCGTCTGTGGCTGGCTCAATGCGCCCGTCGGAGTTGCGGCACAGCGTCACAACCTCGCCAGTCTCGGTGTCGGCCCACACGGCCTCGTGAATCTGGACGCCGCTGGCGTCGTAGAGTCGGCAACGCCAGTGCGTGTTGGCGGTAGCGATCACGACTGTCCCTCCGTGCACCACGAGTGCAGACACACCACGACGACGGCCCCCACGACGGACCCGAGCAGCCCGGCCGGGCCGTTGCCGAACGGCAGGCCGCCTGCGACGGAGCCGGCAACGCCGAGAGCGATCGTCGGCAGCCAGCCGGCCGGCACGCGGCCGGGCACCAAGGCGCGGGCGATGCCGCCGGCGACGGCGCCGAACAAGGCCCAGGTAAGGAGCGACAGGATGCTCACGAGCACCTCCCCTTGACGACTGAGAACGCCGCAGAGAACAGCCCGGCAGTCAGGCCGAGCGCCATGCCGCCGATGAATCCGACGAACCCGCCGACGGCGAGCCCGGCGACGAAGACTCCGACGAGCGTGAGCGTCACGGTGCGATCCCCCAGTTGCCGTTGTCCAACTTCCTCGCCTTGAACCCGTCGACCGAGCCGATCACGAATGAGTCGCCTTGCGCGAGGATCGCCTCTGCGTCGGTGCGGGTGATGTAGAAGCTCCCGTCCGGTTGGTCCGGTGGGTGCTTTCCGCCCTTCACCCAATTCGGTCCCCACGAGTTCATCACGAGCACGCCGTCGCGCGGGTGCTGCATCGGCGTGGCCGAGCCCGGCCCGTTGTTGTGGGCGTACTTCACGCCGATCACGACCATGCAGTGCGCCCAGTTGCCGCTTCGCCGCAGGAAGCCATCGGCGTCGCGGTCCTGCCCCTTGAACCCGACGTTCGAGCAGATCGGCACGCAGAGCCCGTTCTCCAGCGCGGCCGTGAGCCCCTGCCACGTTTCGATCAACGCGACCGCTCGGGCCGGGTGCTCGTTGGCTACCTTCCCCAGGTCGGGCGGACATCCCCTCGCCCCCCATTCCTTCGCCCGTGCGATGTCGTACGTGGTCAGGTCGTGGGCGCCGTACCGCTGCCGGAACAGGATGCCGCCGCGCCCGGTCGGCAGGCCCGACACCCAGCGAGCCGCGGCGCCGCCGTAGGAGCCGTCGGAGTAGCCGGCGAATTGGACGGGCGGCAAGCGGCCCTCGGTGCGGCTGCCGGCGTAGAGCGGTTCCGTGGCGACCTCGAGCGGCGGCTCGGCGAGCCCGCCCTGCGACCAGTCGACGCACTGCCCGACATACGAGCCCATGCCCCAGCCGAACGACACGCAGGTGCCGATGCTGCCCTGGTTCCACGGGCCGTATGGCGTGCCGTAGCGGGCGCGGTGCGCCCGGTCTGCGTAGCGGTAGAGGTAGGCATCCACGCCGCGGGCGGCGCGGATGACCTCGGCCCCGGCCTGCCGGAAGGTCGGCTGGTCGAGCTGCCGCAGGAAGGCCCGCGTGCCCTCGGGGTTCGGAACGTAGCCGAAGCCGGCGTCGACCTTCCGCAGCACGCGGTGCGCGTAGTGGTCGACGACGGCCCCGACGAGCGCGGCGACAACAACGAACGCGAAGGCGGAAAACGTCCAGTAACGCTGGCGGTGACTCACTCGCTGGCCTCCCCAATCCGCCGCACCCGCGGCAGGACTCGCGGCAGCACCGGCCCCGGCCCGTCGTCTTCGCGGTCGCGGTGCCGGCACTCACACGCCGGCGGGATCGCCGTGCGGATCGCCACCAGTTCGTCGCGGATCTGCTGTAGGAAGACCGGGCACGCGATCGCCGCGAGGCCGACGAGCACGACGGCCGCCATGTGCAGCAGGTAGAGCGCGTTGTCCAGCAGTTCCCACAGCCAGTCGAGCCACGTCATCGCACGGCCTCCGCGTATTGCTCGATGGCACGGACGACGCCTTCGACCTGCTCCGGCCGCACGAGTTGCTTAAAGTCGACGGTGAGCAGCTCGCCGGTGGCGAAATGCACCGACAGGGACAGCGTCCGATGTGGGTCAAGCCCCAGCGCGATGCACACCCGCTTGTTGAGTTCAACGGTTTGTTCGTATGGGCGACTCACTTCACTGCCTCCTCTGCGGCGGTCGCCAACGCTCGGAACGCCTCCACCCACCGCTGCCGGGCCGTCGCGTCGAGCGGCCCGCCGGACGTGCCGACGACTGAATCGAGGTAGCGGCCCGCCGCGGCGACGGCGTGGGGCTGATCGCGGGACAACGACCGCGGGAGGAACCGGCCCTCGGCGGCGGCCACTCGCACGTCCTCGATCTGGACGCCGGTCGTGATCCGCGGCGTCGGCTTTCCGCCGTCAGCAGACAAGGCCTCGGCGATGCCGTGGCACAGCCCGGCGAACGCGGCCGCGTCCTCGGCGGCGGTCGCCCCGACGAACTTCCCCCGCAGGTCGAGGGCGGCCGGCGTCGGCGTCGGGGCCGGGGCGGGCCGCGGGGCGAACTCCACCACGGCGGCGAGCACCGCGCCCGCGAGCAGGGCGGCGAGGATCACGTGCTCCCGCTTCATTTCTTCTCCTCCCCGTGAACAAGCTCGAGCACGAGTTGGTCGACGGCCTTGGCGTTTGCATCGTCCAGGCGGCCGGTCTCGCGGAGGCGGTCCCGCACCTGGAGCAGACGGTCGATGGCCGGCCGCGGGTCCGCGTCGGCCGCCGGCGGCGGAGCCGGGGGCGCCGCCAGCGGCGCGACCTTGAACAGATCGGCGGCGGCCGGCACGGGAGCGGCAGGCGAGCCACCGCGCGGCCAGAACACGAACGCCAGGGCGGCGGCGACGAGGAGCAACGTGATCATGCGGGGGCACTCCGAGAGATGGCGAGCAGGGCCTCGACGCCGCCGGACGCCAGCGCGAGGATGAGCGTGCGAACGATGGGGCGGCCGGCGAGCCAGAACGGATACAGCCACGCCGGCACGCACAAGTCGGCGAACCGGTCGAAGAGCGTCGCGACGGCCGTGAGGGCGAGCGCCTTTTTCTCCGGTCCGCTCATCGGCGTGACCGCGTCCAGCCCGGCGACGACGAGGTGCAGCAGGCCGACGAGTAGCCGGCCGAACTCCTGCCACGTCAGGCCGTCCTTCGCCTGCTCGCGGGCGGACGCGAGGAAGGCGTTCGCCTGGGCCACCACGGTGGTGAGGTTTTCGCCGGCGTTCATCGTTTCCGACTCCAGACTTCGACGACGGGCACGACTCGCTTCCGGCGAGCGTGGCAGCACGAGCACTCCAGACGCTGCTCCTGCTCGCCGCCGACGCGGC